ATCAGATGAAAAGAATCCAGACCTCGCAACATTCAACAAAGACATACGTTGCCAGTTCTTCCAGTCCTTCCATGCTCTACCCACACGATCCTGAGCATCACAATAATCAGAGAAGTCAGCCATAACACAGAAAGGATCATGATTTAATAGATTATCTACAAGTGGTCGGAAAGTAGATTTATCACCATTACTAAAGTGTCCTCCCTTAACCAGATTGATTGCTTCCCAAACTTCTGGACCCATATAATCTTGAGAATGATATCCCTTCTTCCAAAGATCTGCTATACCTTTTTCATCATGTCCAAAGAGGAAGAAGTTTTCTTCTCCCACAAGGTCCCGTATCTCTACATTAGCACCATCCAATGTACCAATAGTTAAAGCACCATTCATCTGGAACTTCATGTTACCTGTCCCAGATGCCTCCTTACCTGCTGTAGAAATCTGCTCAGAAAGATCTGCTGCCGGATATACCTTCTCTCCTACCTTAACACTATAGTTTGGTAAGAAAACTACACGTAACTTACCATCCATATCAGGATCCGTATTTACTACTTCTGCAATGCTACAAATGAAATTGATCATAAGTTTTGCAAAGTAATATCCAGGTGCTGCCTTTCCCCCAAAGATTACAGTCCGAGGAACTACATCATATCCATTCTTAATCCTAAGATATTGAGATACAACCCAGAGAGCAAGAAGATGTTGTCTCTTATATTCATGAATCCTCTTGACCTGAACATCAAACATACTTGAAGGATCAACAGAAATACCCAATTCATCATGAATATAATTAGCAAGATTATGTTTACCAATAACCTTACATGTTGCAAACTTCTCTATTAAGTCTGGATCATCTATATAATTCTCAAGAACTCTAAGTTTTTCGCCACTAGTAATCCAACCGGGTGCATACTCATCAAGTACTTCGACTAAACCTGGATTAGATGCAGCAACCCATCTTCTAGGAGTAACTCCATTGGTTACATTGGTAAACTTGTGAGGCCATAGATCATTAAACTCTGGCATCAACTGTGTCTTAACTAATTCAGAATGCAATGCAGCAACACCATTTACATGATGTGATCCTATAGTTGCAAGATTTGCCATACGAACTGACTTACCACCTCTCTCATCAATGATAGACATCTTCTCTAACATCATATCATCCCCAGGATAATGAAGTCTTACTACCTGCAAGAACCTACGATTAATCTCATAGATAATCTCCATATGTCGTGGAAGAAGAGTCTTAAAGAGTTTAAGATCCCACTTCTCTAATGCTTCTGGTAAAAGAGTGTGATTAGTATATGCAATAGATTTGGTTGTTATCTCCCAAGCCTGTTCCCAATCAACATGCTTAACATCTACAAGGATCCTCATCATCTCAGCAACAGCAACAGATGGATGAGTATCATTTAATTGAACTTGATAGCGATTAGGAAACTCTTCTATTGGAACATTACACTTATCCAAATTGCGGAACATATCCTGAAGAGAAGCACTGACAAAAAAGAATTGCTGTTTCAATCTTAATATCTTACCAGCATCCGTACCATCATTAGGATAAAGAACCTTAGAGATAGTCTCTGAAGACACACTCTGCTCTACAGATCCCATATAGTCGCCAATATTAAATGCATAGAAATCAAATATCTCTGTAGCATCTGCCCTCCACAATCTCAATCGATTACAGGTGCTAACCTTATAACCCAATTGAAGAACATCATAAGGAACTGCAACAACTTGCTCACCAGGAACCCAACGAACTCTATAATTTTCTCTATCAGAAATATAATTCTCTACCCTTCCCCCAAAACCTACAAGAACAGACTCATCTGGTTGAGCAAGTTCCCAAGGCCAATTTCCATGCAACCAGTTATCAGTGACTTCTATCTGAACATTATCTCTAATAACTTGTTTAAACATCCCAAACTTATATCTTATACCATAACCTGTAGCAGGGACCTTCAGAGTCGCTAGAGACTCCATATAACAAGCAGCAAGACGACCTAAACCACCGTTACCAAGTCCAGGCTCCTCTGCTAGATCAAGCACTTGATTTAACGTTAAATCATATTCAGCTAATGCTTCCTGCGCTTCTTTTTGAATCCCTAGATTAAAAAGATTATTGCCAAGTTGAGGCCCTATTAAAAATTCTGCTGAAAGATATGCAACTTCTTTTTCATTGTTACAAATTTCAGGAGCAAGATGATATGTCATCATCTGATCTCTCACTGCATAACACAATGCCATGTAAATATCATGAGCACTAGCAGTCTCTGGTCTCTTCCCTAAAGTATAGAAAAGACGTTCTTTAATTCCATTATAAAGATTATTCATTTAAGAAATTTCTTCGCACGAGGGTTTCTACGCCATGGTCTTCTACCATGAAGATGGGTAAGATAGAAATTTGAATAGTTAACAATGACCAAAAGAATTAATAATATAGTGTTAATCATTAAACTATGAAAGTAATACGGTAACAATAGCACACAATAGTGTAACTATACAAGAAGGTAATAATGTTAGCCATCACTCTTCTTGGGTCTTACCCTTCTTACCTATATTATACTTCTGTTCCAATACCCAGGAACCTTTGTCTTTATATGCTAATACTTTAATTTGATTAAGAGGTGCAATATCAACCACAGCATCGGCTTTTACTACTGAAACCAATCCCCAATCAACAAGTAAGCGAGCAATGCGGTTGCGTCGTTGTACATCATTAAGTGTGAGATTAGCATGTTTTCCATCCAACGCAAATAATTCTTTAAAATGCACAATAAAATATCTGCCCTGCTTGTGCAGTATATGGCAAGATTGATAAAGTTTCTTTTCCTTTCTTGAGGCTACACCAATTCTTGTTAACGTCTCACGGACTTTAAGAAAATCATCCGGTTCATTAAGAGTTACTTCAACCATTTGGTCCTGAGACCACTTTACCTCAGGTTCTTCCGTAACAGTCATTTCATTCCTCCAGTATCAAGTCGTTGTTTAATAAATTCCAATTGTTGCTTTGATAAAATTTTCAGTGCTTGAGATGCTTTCTCGTTACTATAACCATAGTATTGTTTGACACTTTGGAGATCCGTGACTTTTTCCTTTCGGAGCCAGGGAGAAAATCTCTTCTTTTTCCTAAGTGTATTTAGATAAAAATTATATTGCATATCCTTGTCTAAGTTAGGATACTTGTTCATTTCATTGGCAAACATAATACAGTCAAGATGCCCAGATAGACAACGATTAACAATATAAGGAGGATACTCCCTTGTATTTTCTGATAGATCTTCCTTTGTAAAGTTAATAGAATTTAACCAATCCTTAAGATCCATACATATCCTCATACCCAGGATTTAAATCTGCCCATACATCTGATGCAACGATAGGTTCTCCTTCTGCTAAGGCAGCAATCATCTCTGGAGAAAGATGATCAATGGACTGAGCTTCCATTGTTGAATAAGGATCAATCTCTTGCATTAATGCATCCGCATCTCTAATTAAATTATTATACTTCTTATCAGATCTAGCAAACTGTTGTTCTTTCTTTGTTGTATAGTGACAAATAACTGGATTAAAATACTCTTGGTGCTTTTGTTCAATCCACCCATGAGTCACGTCCTGAACGGCGAATAAACCCCCTACAGCACCTATACGACTCAATATAACCCACATAACATATTCATCTAATATACGGCGATTTGGAATAGGAACAGGGACTTTATTAGTTGTCACCTTATCCATCAAATCAATCATATCATCCAATGATTGGACAATCAATTTATGAATACTATCATTGAATAGCATAACTCCCATACAAAACTTATACATGGGAGCAATACCACCCAAGTCATACATCGCTACATCAATCATATCTAACTGTTCTCTTATATTTCTTCCACCTCCAGTATTGGGATCGTGACGGAATCCCATCTCTTCTCTACCATAGACCTGACAGGTGCAATAAGTATCAAAGACATATTGAACATCAGCATTAAAGATGACATCCGAATCCACATATAGAATATTATAATCTTCTTCAAAATATTTAAGATTACACCACCGATGAATAAACAGATGGTTATGATTAAATCCTTCTACAAAAGGTGTAACCCTTACGTTATATTCAGTACGGAAATAAAGGGGAACAAGAGTAGGATCATCACAAAAAAGATAAACAGGTATTTCATCATTAAACTCCCTTAGAGATTTGATACTATGGTCAAAACGCCTCATCTCATGAGTATTAATATGCTCATGAGGACTGACCTTATATGAATAGAAAACAATGTTTGGAAACTTGTTTTCTCGACACCTGAAGGCATCTAATTTTTCACGCATTGTTTGTTTCATAACGAATAATTCATCAGTAATAATTCCTTTCTACTCTTTTGATCTCTCATATACTCACCAACAGAACGCATCGTATATGTCAGATCAAACTCAGCAGCTTTCCATTCTTTAAATCTATCCTTAACTAATTGGTCAGAATTATAACTGACCATCATAGGTATAGAATACTTGTCGCAATCGATAGCAAACCTATCGTGATCAAATTTTTTGTGCATGGATCCCTTACGTCCATAGAGGTTATCTTTAATGTCATAAGGAGGATCAAGATACATAAAAATATTTCTATCATTATCAGTTTCCATCAAGTATTCATAGGAATAGTTACTTATCCTCCAATTCGATATGATTTCTTGATACCCAGGTAACTTCTCAATTCCCCTAAGTGAAAAATTGCTCCTGGAAGCTTGAGGTGAAAAACTAGAGCTTTCTGTAAGACCACTAAAACTGCACTTATTGACAATATAAAAAGCCACAGCGCGATCAAGGGATGACTGATTAGTCTGATTAAGAATGTCTTTAGCATTATTAAAGAGTTCTCTTGCGGATTCTGGGTCATTGTGAGTAGATTTATAATCTAATAGTTGATCTTTTAATTCTACCCCAAACATCTGCAAATTTTGCCAAAAGTTTACAAGAGGTTCATAAAGATCGTTTACCCATATATTTAAGTCCGGATACTTTTTTGCGACATATATCGCAACACTTCCGCCACCAATGAAGGGTTCACGGAATTCCTCATAATCCCTTAAGTCGGGAAAATAAGGATCCATCTTAGTGCAAGCACGAGACTTACCACCAGGATATCTTAAAGGTGTCTTCAAAGATTTCATTACCAATCAGGATAATGGGATATATTAGAAATATATTCGTATATTAAACTCCATCCAAACTCAAAAGTTTGCCCATTCTCATCTTGAAGATAGAATGGAATATTAGGATGCATCATCTTTGCTCTATAGTAATGAGCAACTACATTACAATCATCATCAATATGACGTTCTTTTTCTAATTCCTCTTCAGTCATTTGGGTAATTTGCGATTAAAGTTCCAATACTCAAATTTCATATAGGTATAATATATCCCACATAAAAATTTTTGCACGAAGTATTCAAGATAAAGTAATGAAATAATGATACAATCAAAGATTGTCATCTTATTATCATAGGATGATCATGTTCAGGTTCAAAAGGTATCATCATATGTTGTCTCTTTTGTTCTATTACTATAGGAGATTCTAATACACTCTCAATAGCCTTAGACATTCTACGATATCCAGTCCCAACATACATCTGACCAGCAAATACTGATACCGTTGCTGCACCCCAGAAAAGATAATACCATC